TTTTATCCCGTTACTGATCAAATCGATCAAAAGGGCGCCCAACAAGCCGACGCCGGCCAGAACGGTACCAATACCCCCGCCAACAATAAGCGATGCACCGCCGATGGCGCCAGAGATTGCGGCAGCAGTTCCCTCGTCAAAATCACTAAAATCCTCACGGGAAAGGACAATATCTCTAAATTCTGATAAGAATTTGGACACACGAGTATTCCATTGTACAAAATCCAATAGCCCTCCTGCACGATCTATATCTTTGAAAGTTCCGGGAATCGTTGAACTACCAAAACCCTTTGAGCCGTATATGTTCGTCTCTAGGTCTACTATATCCTCAAATCTTCCCAAGACCACCGGATCTATTTCTTCTTTTAAAATTTCGTTTCCAAAACGGTCGGCGCCGGTCCCGGTATTCAGAATACTCCTGATAAAATCAGTATAAGGTTGAATATTTTTTTGATAAGATGTTCTTAAGCCGAAAAATCCCTCCTTACTTGTGGACCCTATTTCTACCAAACTTTGGGCAATAAAGGCATCAGCTATAGCGTTTGCATTGGGAACTCCTAGATCGGAAATCGTGTCTCTAATTTCTGCTATGAATTTTAATTTTTGCATTTCGTCAAAACTTTCTTCTAAAAATCCAGAAGTACCGCCAACAATAGAAAATTCGTCACCGAAAGAACTGGCGCCATAAGAGGCTTCCAAAATGGAGATTTGTTCTTGATATGCATATTCCGACCCGACTTCCATTTTATAGGCAAAAATTTTATATCTATATTTCTTTCCATACTTTACTTGAGAATCAATATAATTTAATCCCAAATATGTATTTTCGGCGGGGATCCAAAAATTCTGAATTGGCGTTATTGATCCTATTTCAAATTTTGCAATTCTATAAAATAAAACCTTTGATGTATGCGGCTTCACCCCTAATACAACGTCCTTATAGCTTCTGGAATTTTCATCCAATAATTTTTGATATTCTTCTTTTAATTTGTCTAAATTTTCTAAATATGATGTCTCGATTGTTTTGTCGGATAGGGGACCTATTAAGTTATTTTTGGTAAAGCTAGCTTCTTCAGAAAAATTCTTATATATTGAAGATTCTTCAGTTGGATCGGTAGAAATAGGCGCCTCATACATTTTTCGCAATATTTTCAACGCATCAAATACTTTTAGATTATTTTCTTGTATCTGATATATCTCTTCATAATCCTCCTGTTTTTCATCCAGATAGCTAGATGAGAGAAAGGTGCCTATAAACGGAGTTGAGACAACGGGACTTTCTGGATCCAGCTTTAGGGAACCCTCCAATGTGGATATTTCTTGATTCATGATGTCGCAGAATGCCGTTGCCAAAAGACCGTCATATATAGCACTTCTGAAATCATCCTCTTCTGCATTTCCTGGCGGATTTCCAAAAGAGATTTTTGCAAAAAATGGAAATATATCAACATTTTCCAGCAGCGCAGAACTATCTTTAAAATTTTCTTTTGTTATAAAATAATCTGCTATATTTTCAATAAAAAGTCCCGTGGCGCTGCTTTTCAGTGATGCCAGAGCATTTTCTCTTGATGGGTCAAGCGGATCAGGCGTCACAATGACTTCTAATTTTTTTGTTGTTTTTGTGTCCTTATCATAAAATGTGCTATATTGAGTTCTTGTTTCTTTATCTCCAAAATATTTATAAAAATTTAATAATCTTTTTTCCAAAACGGTAGCAGAAGATATGGACGATTCATAATTTTCATTTCCATAATTGAAAGTATATTCCACCTCCCCCACTATTAGGGATCTATTATTAATATTCGAAGAATACATGATTGGCGCGTCGATTTCTAAATAATGATCAGAATATGGCCCAAGAATAGCGTCAGAGCCCTCACCACTATAAGATTCTCTCAGTTGTTCAGCAAAATCTTCGAATACAGATTGGGGTGATTGTCGCAAATCAGAAACATTTATGATTGGTAAATCCAAATTTGGAGTTAATGTGACTTTCTCTGAATATATTGGGATCTCAATTATTTCTACGATGTCTGTTCCTGGAATCAGAAGGAAAAACGGCTCAAATTCATCCGAACCAATTTCCTCTATTTCCATATTTGCTTTATTACCGCTCTTTCCATCTGCTTGATAAAATTTGAAGGGCGCATCAGGATTTAGAATGATTTTTTTACCATTACTGAATTTATCAGTCCAATAGCTATCTATATTTTGTCTAACTAGATCCGTAGAAGAATCATAATTCTCCGCTAAAACAAAATCTTTGTTATTAATCTTTGCGTCTTCTCTTACTGTCATCTGTTAATTCCCCAAATTAATATTGCTGGCCGGGAATATTCCAGCTTGTACGGCTTCCGGAACGTCAACTGGTTCGAACGGGGCTTCTGGACCGAATGGCGATTCCGTTGTGGCGCTGGCGTTAAAAATTGGTGCACCCGTGATACCTATCGTGAAAGTGCCCTCGATCAAGAAATATTTATCTGAATATTTTCTTTTTCCGAAAGAGCTTCCTATTTTATATTTCTGATCCGAATATAGGGTTGCCCTGCAGAGTATAAATCTCCCAGATTCTAAATTTCTCACCTTTGAGCGAGTTAATTTGGTAAATTTTGGAGACTTAACATTTGGAGCACCAGTAGAATCTTTTTCAAATTCAGATAATACTTCTATTTTTACCAAATTCATATAATTTTCCTTTATCATATAATAATTATCCGGACTTGCAAAAAAATCATTAACCATATTCAACCATTGGTTTACAGTTTTGTCAGATTTTGAAGCAAAAATAGCCTTTATGTGATTTGGTAAATTTTCTATTTCTTGCCGCAACCTTATGGCCGGATCAACTGTTGAGTCTAGAGAACTTATTGATCTTCCTGGCTTTGTTCGCTTTGGCGGATTATCAATCTCTTCCCTCGTTAGTAGGCTCATCGGCTGGTTTGTAATGTCAAAATTATTTACAGATAAATCCCACCCTTCTTCTTCTCTCAAAATAGAATTGATAAAGGAAGTATACTTATTTGTTTCATCAATTTGTCCCTCATAGCCTCCAACAACAGTGTCATATGAGTCTGGAATTGCCTCTGGAGCGCTTGAATTAAAATCATCAGTGAATCCCTGCTCTGTGGAATTTATATAAGAATCATTTTCCAAATCTAATGGATCAGTATTTCCCGTCCACCATGATTCACCTATCGATATACCAATTGATTGCAAAAAATAAGATATTGACAGATTTGATGGGAGGCTCGTGTCATATTTGTTTTTATAATTTTGATCATTAAAAACTCCGTTATCAAATGAGTTCGTTTCTGTTAATATTGTATTATTTATTTTTTTCGGTGCCAAGAATGAACAATAGTTTTCCTCAAAATCAAAAAGTCCGCGATATTCTTTAAAGGGATCAGTCGGACCGGTCAGACCAAGAGATATATCAGAATTTAATTGACTGAAATCTATCTCTCCTGAATCAAATTGATAGTCTTTTATTAGTCTTCTAAAATCAAATTCGCATCTAGACAGAAAATCTACATCTGTAAATTTAGAAATACCAATATTACTGTTTTTGTTTATGTTGAGATAATCATAATTTAGATTTGTCGCATCTAAAAAGTCTGCGTATGTCTTAAAATCCTTTTCGAATTGTAGGAAAAATAAATCTGAATTATTTTTTGAATATGATTTTGAAAATTGTGAGTTTACTTGAGAGATTACTCCCGCATTCCCTATCATTTCAGATAATTTAGATATTAATGACAGGTTGTGTCTCATTAATTCAGATGTGGTTTTCTCATATTTCAGTAAATTTTGAAGATATTTTCTTTGGGTCTCAATATCCTTAATATTAGAATTTAAAGTAAACAAAATATTAAGGATATTGTTGACGGCAGCTAGTGCGCTGCCCATTTCTGTTGGGCGAGAAATGTTGAATGTTTGCAGTAAATTTTGTGCATTTTCCAATTTTTTCAAAGACTCTATTAGCCACAGCAATATTCCATCTTGTACCCTTAGTGATACAGAATAGCTATATTTGCCCCCCAATAATGTATCATAATCGCTGAAACCGTATACTTTTAGATACATGTTTTCCGCAGATGCAGAATCAATCTGAATTGGGAGATTTATTTCTGATATTTCTGCCAATATTGTGTCATCGATTTTGCTCGACTTGGCGGCCCTTATTAAAGTTGGAGAATCCGCCAATAAATTATCGGAAGTTTCAATAACAATTTTATTTATTTGATCTTTATTTACGGAAATTTTCTCTTTTGTTCCAATTGGATCAAAATTTAATATATTTTTAACCTCTCTCCTCTTCAATATTATGCTAGCTATTTTTGAATTATTCAACATCGATAATATTTCTGAAGAAATTCCGTTTTGTCTTTCTAGGATTTGACCATATCTACTATTATCTATTAAAAATTGTCCCTTATCAAAGAAAAAGACACCTTTTACATCTTGATCTTTTCCATACGAAGCAAACAAATCAGAAATATTAGAATTTTTTCTCTGTGTGTTTGGAGAAAATATATCGAAATCAAATAAATTATCATAATAATCTGTTCTCATATCTTCGATCTTTGAAGAAATAATGAGATTACCATTCTCTATAACTGGAATTCTACTGAATGCAGCATCTTTTTGAGATGTTCCGGTTTGCATAAAAACATATATAACTAAAGTATTTGTTTTCTTGGGGGAACTCTTCATTGAGAATGGATAATGATATGCAATTGGATTATTAGATGTTCTCGCATAATCTACCTTTATTTTTGGATTAACGCTTCCATCTTCGAGAAAGGTTTGAAATGTTAATTTTTGAGGAGTAAACGTTATTATGCCGGCTTTTTTATCATCAATATCTTGGGATCTTAGGTTAGACTTTACTGACAAAGTTCTATCTCTACTCTCGCTTGTTACTATATATACCCTCATATACATATTTAAATTTTTCGATAAATCAAGAGAGGGCAACCCAAAACCATCTGCACCGGTTTTTAATTGATAATTCAATTCTACAGAGTATTCATCATTATCTTCAGTTGAGGATAAATTTATATTTTTAATGGAAATATTCTTACTTTCCAAGGACAACAGTGCTGATCGAGTGCGGCTAACCCTACGTCCATCCGCGACTCTGACTCTGCGGGAGATTACACCGGAACCAAAAGGACTTTTTCTTTCTGTTGTCCTGGATGCGGGGGCTGCTCCTATAGATTTTTTATCTTTTGTTGTCATCTAAAATAATTCCTATTCACATAAATCTTCTGAAGAAACATTTGTGCCATAAATGTCGGCAACGGCCAATTTTATAAAAGGATTATCTTCAGATACAAAATTCTCATCCGTATAAAACCCTTGTGATCGCAAAATACTAACAGAATTACTTATCAACTCTCTGTCAACATCATGATCATAAAAAATATCAAAATAATATTCTACATTATCAGTAGTTAATTGGATTTCCAAATCCTCGTCTTCATCGGCCTCGTCTAACAATATATTGTTGACGATCTTTTTTCTGATATCTTTTGCGAAACTTAAAGATATCAACTGTTCTTCACCAGTCTCATCCGTGGTGATCTCAAACACCTCTACATCGAAGTTCTCCATTTTGAAATCTGTATTTTCTTCCACTATGTCTGCTAAAATATAATTGTTTATTATCTTCAAAAAGGTGCCGTCGTCTGCGGCGTTGGAGATGATGCTCGGACTTGTCAGTTGATCTTCATAAAATAGTGCGGCTCCCTCCAGGGAGTGGTCATCCATTGCTTCTCCGCCCTCAAATTCAAAATCGTATTTACCGACATCAATTAAATATTCCATTGTCATATTGATTTGTGGAATCTTCTTTTTACCAAATTTTGTTTCATAGTCCAAATTGTATGAATCTGTTTCTCCCTTGAGAAATCTAATATTTATTGCGGGTAACTTATCGCTTGATGGTTTTGAATTTCCCAGATCACTGGATAAGCTTGTTCGTTCGGATGGTATAGTCGGAGTAAGTTTGTCTCCGGTTCCAAAATCTACTTCTATGCTTTTTTCAAATTTTCCGGTAAATTTATATTGTGTCTGTAATTGTGGCGTAAGCTCCCTTATTCTGCCCTGCGTATCGTTCTGATTTTCTGAAAATCCTCCGAATTCAGAATCATACACAATATTATCATCAAAAAATGCATAATAAACTGGTCGCATTTTTCCTCTTGAGAGAAGGTATTTTCCATATGGAGTTAATTTTAAATCTAAAACTTCTTCTTTTTTATTTAAAAAGAGCATTATTTCTTCTCCTGTTCAGATAATTGCTTGGCAACAGCGCCCTGCGTTAATACGTCTGATTTTCTCTTTTTCGCTTCGGCCGTTGTGGACGAGTTTGTTAGCGATATATCATTGGTTGGAGGCAGTCCAGTTTGTGATATTGGCGCAGTAGATGCGTCAAGAGTAAGTGGAGAACCATAAGAAATTTGTGCATCCATTTTAGCAAACTCCACCATTGAAAAGTTATCATAAGGCCAATTATAACCAAATAGCCTATCTTCCGCTTTGGAAGATCCAACAATCTTATTGTAATAATTAGTTTCTGCCCTTTGTTTTACTTTGAATACCATCCATTTTACTTTGTTTTTCATAGTTTTTATCATTTCCCCAGTCATCAGTGGGTGAGATATTGTTGCTACAGACTCCTTAAACTGAGTTCCAAATTTCGGAGCAATATTTTGCCATATATAAGATAGATCATTTTTATCAAAAGTGTGTTCAAAATCAAATATATACATAGCAACTGGCTTCGCTTTTAAATTTCTTATAAAATCAAATTGTGGTGGGAAAACATACCTTTTCCAAACTTTCTCTGCCATGTCGAGAATATCTTGACTTGTACCTGGTGGGAATAGAACTTTCGGATTCCTCTTGTTTATTTCTGTGTCTTCTGCGAAAGACGCTATCACAGGAAGTTCGAAAAACAGCTTTTTATCTCTATTTAAATTTTCAGCTTTTCCCAATTTTTTAATTGCCTCGTTTTCAACAAATGGTACCGCGACAACGGCCTCATATACTTTTTTAGAGTCTGAGAGTTTTCCCATTCTTGATACCTTGGTCGTTGGGGCGCCAGCTGTTGATTCACTAAATCCAACAACTTCTGCGAGGGATTTAAAATTCCCGTCATTATAAAATGCCCTATCTTCTGGAGAGAGGGGGGTTCCACCGATGAGCGCGCCAGGATTTGCCGCATATTCCCTCCATTGTTGTGATATCTCCCTGACTTCCAAAGAAATACCATTATTTCCCTCCGGGATTGTTCCAAATTGATGCCACATTCCAATGGGAGTCGTTGTTTTCCCGCAATAACCCAACCACGGGTCGCTACCGGTAGTTGGAGTTGTGATATTTCCAAAATTGAGGGGAGAGGTTTTTTGATCTCCAAAGTTTAAAATTGGAGTCTCGAATTTACTCTGAATTACCCAACGAGGAGTAAGTTTTGTTAAATCATTGCTGGGGACAAATTCTTTAAGAAATAAATTAACAGATGATGAAATCTGCATTGCATTGAGATTGATATTCTTTTGATGCATTGGATAACTATTATCCTCTCCGCTTGGCCAATGCCCTCCAGCACTTAAGCCATTGATAAAGTTATTAAATACTCTCCAATATTTTACCGATGCGTTTGCAAAAATTTCGTCTAAAGTGACATTCCCGTCAGCGGAGGCCTGGAACATAACATCTGCCCATGCCTCGCCAATATAGTAAGGGGGAGTATATGGGGTATAATAACCATTCACAGAATCATTTAAAAGAGTATCGACGATAAGGCCGGGGGATGCATCAAATGTTCCGGAAAAGGAACTCGTTCCTGCCATTGGTGGCCCGAAAGCCGATGGTCTAGAATACATAGTCATTAATTCAGGCTCGTTAAGGGCGTCGGAGGGTACTCCTATTCGAGCTTTTCCAAATTGCTGAGGGACGTCTCCTGCGGATTCCCGGCCGAGGGAATTTGTGGATTTTTTCCCCCTTATTGCTATACGCATTCCATAATATTCTCCATTTTTAACAGTAAAGCCATCTTCTTGATTTTTTGAAATAAGAGAAGTTAATGATTCGTTTTTTAAGAAAAAATTGGGAATTTCTCCAAAAAAGTTATTAACTATGAGCTTATAATTATTTAAGTTGAGGTCTGACTCTTCTGGATTTTGAAGTTTGGCAGTAACAGGAATTGAACAAGATGGATGTGGTTCCATATCATAGATACTAATATCTTTAATATTTGATACCGGATCAAGTAATGACTCAAATGAGAACCTGTGATGTAATATACCACCCTCTCCTGCGTCCCTCCCAACTGCATAATAATCGCTATAGTCTACCGCAGCGGGTGCACCAGAGCCAGAATAATTGAAATATCTAATTGTCTCATAAGACGATGTGTAGATCGGATAATCAACAGCGATGCCAGATTTTATAGTATTATACATAATCCCCGGCGAGAAAAATGGTGCCATAAAGGGTCGCATCTTCAATGTATCTATATCTCCAGCAATAGCCGAGCTGGATCCAAGGCCTGGTATATCCTTAGAATATGTTGACCCCACGACGAACGGTGCATAACTTTCAGAAAATGCATTTGCTATTTCCAGCGTTCTTTCGGCCGGATAAAAACCATCATATGCTATGAATTTCATCAGGGCCTTGCAACTAAGAGTCAGTGATTTTGGTAGATCTTCAATTTTGTCATGCTCTTCGGAAACTATATCAAAGTACTCCATAAAATCAGAAAATGAATAAATTCTATAAAAATTATCTTGCCCACTATTTTGAGGAGTATCCTCAGAAACTTGTATATCATAGAGGAATGGCTGGCTGCCTGTAGTTTTATAAAAAACTGTCTCTGTGTTGTCCTGATTTATTCCGAAAATCGAAAATGAAGCAGTATTCGATGCTAAAAATCCATTTGAATCATTCAAATATTTTTGAATATGATCACTTATCCTAAATTCGGGAATTAATGACATATCTTTATTTTTTAGCCTCATATTATGAACATATAATTCATATTTGTCATAAAACGGAGTTGATGGTGATGATATAAATTGACCATCTTCAATATATCCCGCCATCTCATGAGCTTCAAATTTGGCATTTCCCCCGAAAATTGATATGTGACCCAACTGATTGAACGTGGAAATAGTTGGCCACGCGGAGGCAGTTAATTCAGACGAAGTTAGGAAAGTTGGAGAAAGAACGGCATTTCGGAGTGCTTGTGGTCCAGTTGGGGAAACCGCTGAATAAACGCTTCCCATCGTATGTTTTCTTGCGTATATTGGAGAAGGTAGAATGGCCTCGTCGTCACCGACATTTCCGTCGATTAATCTATAAGCCATTGTATAATCATTTTGAAGTTCTCCGGACGACCCAATGGACGCACTTTCCGCTATGTATGTTGACAATCCTGTTCCAAATTGCTCTGCGGCGTCAAGTGCCCACGCACTCTGAGATACAACATATCCTTGCGAATTTTCTCCGCCAAATTTATCTTTGCCCAGATCAGTCCTATCTTCTCTTGAATTTCTCCAAAATGTATTTTTATATCCAATCCTCTCTCTGTTTCTTTTACTATACATGTTTATAGTGGAGGGATATATTTGTTCTTGATATGAAAAATACTTTATTTCTTGAACGGGATTTGCTACAACATCTAGTGCACTATTTGTATATAAATTTAACACCCTATCATATGATGTTAGGAAATTATCATTAGATTTTTCAATATCAAGAGATATTTGCCTATTTGCAAATAATGTTTTCTCGTTTCCATAAGAACTGTTAATCCTAAGGTTGTCAAAAGTTATCATTGGCGCGCCAGAATCTACAACATTTCTTGCAACCTTCAAAATATGATTCATTGGCTTATATTTCGATATAATTGGAGGATCTTCTCTGAATTTCGCGTTATCATCTCTCAAATTATACGCAGTAATATTCGAGCTATTCCACTTTTTGACTAATGGATTTTCATAACCTCGGGTTTGTTTCCAGGAGGGGTGCCGATAAGGTCCGTTTCTCTTAAGCAGGGTGGCATTTAGAAGAGAAGGCTTTCCATCAAAAGGAAGTTTTCCCATAAATCCTCCATCAATTAATTTACCATTAACGGAACTTGAAATGTCTACATCTGTCGGACTGAATCCTGTAAAAGAATTCAAATATTCCAGCGGCTCATAAACATTATAGTTTAACCAACTATAGACTGTTGGAATAAATTCCGTAATTGTGTATGCAGATGGTCCAGCCCCAAAGGATCCAAGCTCTTTTTTGTCAGATCCAAAAGATGATGGCGAAGGTAGAAAGCCAGTGCGGGTATATGAAACAAAATCACTCGCGGAAGAGAAGGTTACCAAATCGCCTTCGCCGTCATAAGGAAGATATCCAAACGTATTATAAGAAATGGCCGAGGCGGTTATCCAAGCATATTGTAAGTCTGTTCTTGGAATTGGGTGCTGGACATAAAAGTTATTATAAACCGATGCCGTAACCGTTGTCGACCCCGAATCTTTCATTTGTCTAATTGTATTTCTATTAACCTGATAAACGCTGCCTGTTCCGTTGTAGTTTAATGAATTTACGAAAGACGGGCCGTTGCCAATGCCAAAGGAATCTGAATAAAACCCAAATTGGTTAACGTGAGATGCTAATAGGAGCCTCTGTATTTCCCTTACTTCCGTATTTCTATAATTAATCGCGTTATAAACTGAAAATTCAGCCGCTTCGGGATCTAATTGTGGTCCGCCATCGGAGTCGCCGGCAGTAGATGGGTCTCCGGGAGATGAAAACCTATTGACAAAGACGTGCTCAGTCCTTCCTCTTTGTGGCTTTGTATAATCACTCAAGCCCGCCACATATGGTGATGGTGACTCTGTTACACTAAAGCCGCCTGCCTTCACAAATGCAGAATTATTTTCTGTTCTTCCGCAGGTTTGTACAATTTCATAATCTTTTCTATAATTTCCAAGCTCACCAGTGGCCGCATTATCCTTTATGTTCTTAATATTAAGGATTCTTTTAGCAACCATGTCGCGATAAAGCATTGCGCGAGGGCTATTAACTGGCTGGTGTATGAATTTTAGAGCCGTTGGGACTGATTGGAATTCCATATTCCAAGCCTCAGGCCTGTTTGATGAATTGTCTGTTCCCCTATTCAGTGGAATATGGCGGTGTTGATTTCCTCCCACCCACTTTTCAGTAAAGGGGCCCTGAAGAGGGACTTCCGAGTTTATATACGAGTCAATATGCATATTTTCAATACTAAATCCTGGTTGAAACTCATCATTTATTTTTTTATTGTATCCGGAATTTATAGTTATTCCATTTTTTAAGAAATTTTCTGTGGCAATAGACACAAATGGGGCCAATAAATCCCCAGCTGCGGTCATATATGGGTCGGCACTTATTTTGTTCTGAATTTCATAAGGAATTTTTATTTTAGACACTGGTGTTAAATCGTCAACACAATTTACTGTGGAATCTAACTTGTCTGCCGGGACCTCAATCCCTTCAGAAACCCCAAATTTGACAGATTTTTTAATATTTTCTCGAATATTGTTTTTAATATTCAAGCCTGTACTTATTATTTTTGATTCATCAACCTTTAGTCTGAGTGGAGTTGAGAATTTTCTATTTAATGCAGAGATTGTTGTCGATAAAATTTGTTCTTTATCAGAATCGACGCCGGCATCCCCGGTGGCAAGAGGGGGCTCACCTCTTTCAGCGCGCTCTTTCCACCAAAAGCAAGACTCTCTTTCTTCGCCGCTTACGGGGCGGTGTCCGGATTTCCAATTATACAGCAGTTCATTAATGCCACGGATTCCGGATTCAGGATCTGATTGCTTCATGTCTACTGTGGGGTATTTATTCCAATATTTATTCCTTTCCAGGATGTGGCTTTCTATAACTGTCCTCAAGCCATCTTGCTTAATCGCCGAAGCTGGGAAAAGATTCATTAACATTTCTGATAATGAGCTATCTATCCACTTATAATACTCAATATATCTCTCGACATCGGGAGTGTCGTCTACTTTTTCAAAAAACAAACTCCTTAGTTTACCAAGAGCTTTATATTCTTGCCTATATCGATTTACTGGATCGCCTATTAGATTATTGAAATCTAAAATTGTTGAAAAGAAGTTCACTATTTCATCAGTTATTGCGCGATACATACTCTTTTCTATCATATAGTAGAAATTTACTGGGCGAGTTTGTTTTGTAAAAAGCTGCTCGTCCTCGATATTGAAGACCTTGACCATATCGTATGAATTTACTATTTCCGGAGTTGTCTGTTTTGCGACTGGCAAAAATTCAACATTTATGGCCTTTATATCTTCTGGATAGAAGAAATCTGCGCGGCCAGTATGCTGTTTTCCTACGACATTCCCCATCCAGGAGTATCTTTGGGAAATTTCAGAGGATCCAGAGGAATAATCTAAAACAGTAAATCCCGCATCTGGAACTGTTGGTACTCCACCTCCAGAATCTGAACCAGTTATTTGATCAAATCTCCATTGAAGTGCCAGAGTTTCCATTTCTGGAATTTCTGTTCCTGTTAAAGATGTCACAAAATTATAAGAATTTTTATATGGAGAATAAGATCCAAAATTATCTGAATTTTTAGCGTGTGTTATAATTTCACTATCATTAAGATGTTTCATCCAATATTTTACACTAGATATCTTTAAATCAGATCTGTGAATTGTGGATCCAGTGAAATCTTGCCGGTGGGCGCCAACATAAATTCTCTTTGGCTCTGTTAAGTATTTGTCTCCGTCAGTCGTGACTGAGCTGGTTAACAAAATTTCTTGATTAATTATATCTGCGTCTGTGTTGACGGCATAAAGTTCCAAGTCATACTCGGAAACATCCGTGCCATCTACTAAGTCAGCATGCTTTCGTGTTGGCCCAAATCTTAAAGCAATATTCCATTTTTTATTGGTATATAGATCCTCGATAATATCACTTTGAACATCTATTCCGAAAAAAGAACTAGTTACCACAAGATATCCATCTTTTTGGTTTCTATTTGTATTCGGTCGTACAGAATATACTTGTAAATCGTAATCTGTAGAAGGCCAGGAGAAATCTGTCGGTGTTGTCGCGTCTGCCGTATGAAATCCAAAAATAGAGGACGTTTGGAACGGCGTCACATAATAAACATTGTTGTCAATTTCTTTCTTTTTCGGAAAAATTGCTTCGACTTCGTAAGTGAAGGATGTATATTTTTCCAAAGAGGCGGCAGAGGCGGAAATAAAAGAGACACTATTTGGATTTCCGGAAGAGGTTTGCTGATATATTGTTGAATTGAAGGTATCTGGTCGATAAAAATCCACAAAATTCTTCTTTGTATATGAAAAATCATAATTTTCATTTAGGTTATATACCAGATTGTTCGCATAAGCGTTAATTTTAATTAAATTCTCGTCTACTCCATAGCACCTTATTAAGTTTCTGAAAGAATTTGTTGTACCCTTTGATTTATAAATTGATACAATATTGTTGTAAATGTTTTTATATATGATATTTTTTATATTAAACAGCTCGTCAGAAAAATCTTTCTCTTCATCTCTGTTAAAAATTTGATTCAATACAGAAGAATCTGTAAAGATTTCTGGAGATATTAATCCAATATGTCCCAGCAATTCATCAGAAAATGGAATCTCCTTGTTACTTCCGCTCACATATGAAATATTTTTAATCTTATTAATTTCTTGGATTTGAAGTTGGAGAGTATCCAAATAGCTTGACATTATTTGGGTTAGCTTCTTTAGGTTTCCACTTTCATCGCCAGCAGTATCTTCGTCGATTATCCAATTTGGAAAATTATTATATAATGAAGTTGAGTTATTGTAATCATAATATGTTCCAGATAACTCCATCTCATTAGATAATGAAATAACCAATGGATGCTCTGGATAAATAATTGGGTCCCTGAACTCTGCTTGAGCTGCGCCTGCCAATACCATGGCGGAAGAGGTTTTTCTAGAATTTGAAGTGTATCCTGTCCAATTCCCGTTTGTTATTCTTCCCGAGTAATCAAGAACCGATGAATCAATGGAAGAATCTCCAACAATTCCTTCATTAAATTTATAATAAACTCCCAAAGAGGCATTTGATATGTCGCTATTTGTTCCGCCATATACTTGTGTAAACCAATATCGACCTATATCCTCCGAAGTTCTTGACTCTTTCCAAAATCTAAATTCATCCAGCGATCCAGAGAATTTTCCCCAGCCACGGCCGGCGAAGTCCGAAGTTCCATTTGAGGCAGATGTAATTAGGGCGCCTATTTGTGCGTTTAGGGCGCCTGTAACTTCATTAAGATTTGATCCAGATGAAGTTGATTCTATTAGATCTCCGTTTATATAAAAATCTGTATTTAGTGCTGATCCAGAGTTATATACCCTAAAGGAATAATGACCAAATGTCTGCAATGTTGATAATGTTATATTTTCGCCAAATGGCTGACTTATAAATCCATCAGATCCCGACCTAACTGTCAGGCGAAATGGAGATGGGGATCCCACGAATAAATCAAATGTATTCAATTCTAGAGTAACTCGACCATAAGAGCCAGCAGAAGATGTTGTGTTGTTCCACAAATCAAAAATTACTTCTTTTTGTGTTCTGTTTATGTCTACGGCTTCTTTTTTCAACCAAAATTCAACAGTAATTCCATTATCAAAATCTGTCTTAAGGTTACTTTCCCTGCTTCCTTTATTAGTAAAGCCCTGATCATCGTAAATATTTTCGTCATATACATTAGAATCATCAAATGTCGAATTTAATGTTTTCCCGACCATTCCCCCCGAAGCAGTATGGGGGCCTCCTTGAAAATATATGTATTCGTCCACGGTGGGGTGACCATAATAATAGTTTCCAACATTTGGAAATCCACCTGGCTCTACACCTCCCCAGCCCTCTGCGGAAATATCTATATATCCATTTGTTCTCGGATATTTATTCTCCAGTAACCACAAATCTATGTACGTTGATTGATTTAAAAATTCTTGTTTTTCTTTTGAGGCGCCGTCATAAGGATAATTTTCATAGATTCTTGTTATTGAATCTTCATAATATTGTTTTGCAGATCCATATCTAGCAAAATTTTCAGGATTGGAAAAATCAATTTGAGGTATAAATCTATTTTTATTTTTCCAAGTTTCCGAAATATTTCCCAAAGATTCCCCGTCATTCCTTATATCCTCCGGCTCTTGGGAGAATATTGAATACGGTGTTTCCCCATCAAAAAGATTCCTAATGCTCATGCGTTTTCTACCCTAAATTTCCACTCATATGGCTGCTCTATGTAACTATCTACAGACTCGTCATAGTATGCAACACTAATTTTATAAGAATAGCCAGACTCCAGCAACCGCATATCAAAATCAAAATAATTCCCACTCATATCATATGATAGTGCTGTAGCATTATCGCTTCCGGTATTGTGTGGTACCACAATCAAATCATCAATAATTCTAGTTATTTGATAGGATGCGCTCTCGATTGTCATAGTATCTGTTTCTGTTGTTGCGACAGTATAAATTGTTGGACTCCAATCCTTGTCTCTGACATAAAATTCAAATCTTGTTGTCTCATTTTGACTATAAACTGACTTTAGATTTGTCAAAGCTGTGACCAATCTAGGATATGGACTATAAGTACTTGCTGCGTACTGGGTGATTGCGAATGTGCCGGTATGATAAACCTCCGTCATTCCAAAATCAAACCACCTATCGTAAGCAACACTTGAGGTAGTATCAAGAGAAAAAGAAGCAGTATAAATTCCCGTAGATGAATGACCCCCAGTGATAGTTGGTCCGATTGTAGATCCACCCGATATTGAATCATATATACAAACCTTCAACTGACCTGTTCCAATACCTGGAATGTTTTTTAGTCTTCCTCTTATAACATTATATAGATACAGGGTTTGTATATTTTCTTCCGCTGTTACTAGGGAGCTGCTGGCATAAAAATTACCCCTGTCATCTTTTATTGTATTATTCCATTTTGCCTCTATTGTTGGGCGCTTGAAGAAATATTCAGATCCCCTTCCAAAAAATTTCTTCGTATACCAAGTATCTGTACTTCCGCCTGGATTAAAGAGTTGGCTTCCCACATCAGCACCCACAGAGTTTGAAAAAAAGGCCTCCTGACTAGAGGTAAAGTGTATTCCAATGCCATAATTATCTATTGTTCCATCTATCCAATTTTCTACCAAAGCTGTAATGTCCATTTTAAGATTTTCATTTCCAATCGGGAAAACTTGAGAATATACCGGCGATGATAAATAGTCACCGCCCTCTCTTGTCCATGGTGCTGATTTTCCAGCATTTATCCAGTTTGATCCCTCATTTTGTTTAACGACATCTTTATATTCATCCATATCAAGGCCGGTGCCCTCTTGCCACGATTGAGATATAGGCAATATAACCAATTCGCCTTCCCTTGGGGTAGTCTGATTATGCGGAGCATTATACATATTTAAGTAAAAACTAACTTTTCCACTATCGGGGATAATCCCAGAAGACCTATCGGAAGATATTTGACTTACTGGAAATTTTATTAATATTCTTTCCAACTCCGTGGATCCAGAAGATGCCTGACCGTAGATTGAAAATGTTTCCAAAATGTCCGAAAGACCCATGTTTGCGCCTGTTCCGCGAGTTTGCAAATCCATCTTAAATGCATTTGTTATAGTATTGTCAGCATCAGAAAAGTATTTTTTAATCGCCATTATTTCACCACTCCAGTTATATCTACATTGGGAAATTTTACCTCAAAACAAACATTTGCTGGACAAGATAAATATCTTCCATCTGCAGATAAATTTTCTGATATATTATATCCGACATCCGAATAAATTCCCCCATTTTTGTTTATGAGAAATACATTTTGTGTGTCTATTACTCCCCTTATCCTATTAAGTTCGTAATAAATATCAGTTATATAGAGGGGGTCTCCCATTTGTAGTGGTTTTAAATATTTTTCTGCCAATACACTAATACATTCACTATATATATCCTCTTTATTGAAGCTTGGATCTCCGATTATTTCGAAAGAAATTCCCAAATTAACTATCTTTCCATCGACAATATCGATTGTATCATTGATCATTTTATAATTTGATATCCAAATTCTTAAATTTTCCTTCAGAATACTATTGGCAAGAGTCAATTTACCATTATAATCAGTAGAGAGAATATATAAGTTAAGATTTCTCTTAAAAGAGTCTTGATCCATGATTATGTTGCACCTATTAATGGACCCATATTTTGCTGGCATTGCATAGGTCATAGATTCATAATCTCCCAATGTCACTGCTCGATTTTGGGTTGAAAAATAAGAGATTGCTCTTTGCTTTATTTCTTCATTTGAGGGTGAGACAGATGATCCAACTATTTGCTCCTCATTGTTTACTTCGATAGATGTATGCACTTGATTCAACTTTCTCGAATTTAATGATGATACATCTATAAAATCGACTTTTAAATCTGAGATTGTTCTTATAGCCCCAGATGGTGCATTTGGATTGGAATTACTATTTCTTCTATAAGTTACTTTCAATTGTGTATCCGATGGAGAAATTCCCAAAGAATCGGTCGTCATCAGCTTTGATGGGTCCAAATTTACGTCGGTTACATAATCTCTGCCGTATAATTTTAAAGAAACAGAAGATGGATCCGCCACAGGATCGATTGTCAATTCGTCCTCGGATCCAAATCCAAATTGCAAATAATAATTTTCCCCATCATATTCAAAAGTAAATCTTCTCGGAACGATAATCGGCCTCAAGAGTTCACGAACAGTATCAAAATTATTGTTTTTATTTGCAAAAGATCTGTACACAACATTTTGTGCCAAGTGATCTACCTGATAATATAGATTGCTATCCGTATCCTCCACAGACAAAATTTCTACAATCTGTGTGTCTCCTAAAATAACTTTTCTAAATCTTTTGAAATCTCCAATATCATATATTTCTTGTATAATATCTCCTGATATTACTTTTCCTGTTGCTCGTACTGCATAGTGAGTTGGAACACCAGTCGAGGGATCAACTCTTCCGACAACAATCTCATTTGCAGGATTATCGAATCTCACATCTTCAGTTAAAATAAAATTTTTCCCCTGATCTGTAGAAAATGTCGACTGCTGCCGAATGATCGGGAAAAAAGACGTATCGGGGCCCAAACCCAATGTGTTTGCCGGAATCAAAGTATAAAGAGATACGAGACCAGAAGAGGAAGCCACATCATTATACTTATATCCCATCTGCCTTGACAAATTAATTATATTTCTTTTTTCAAAGGCTGTTTGCAAAAAGGATTCATTAACCTGATAATCTAGATAATAAGACAGGACATCACCAACATATGAAACAGTATCCATCATAAGAGACCCGAAAGATGCCTCATTAAAATCTTGATATACTTCTGGATAATATCTTTTTGCATAATCCACCAAAGATTTTTTTATCGAATCAAAATCTCTAGAGGTATAATCAATTGATACTTTTTTCTTGGCCATTTATATGTTTCCTTTAAATTCCTTGTGCGTCGTCCGAGGACAAATTGAGAAATAATTTCTCGTTTGTTGTAAATCCCGGTATGAAATATGTTATAATTACTCTCCAGGTATTTGCAATTTCTTCCGGCAAAAATACTTCCATATTTGTTAAGGAAATATATGGTATATATTTGTCGACCTGCTGATATGTTCTCTCTATTAGGAGCGTTTTTTGTATATCTGAATCTTGACTGAAAAGATATCTGCTTATTCCCACCCCAAAATCTGGATTCATTATTCTCTCTCCAGGGTTTGTCAGCACTAACATTTTCAAATTTTGAGCACCGACTTCTTTGATTGTTTTCAATAATCCATATGGGCCATCTATTTGGTTAACAATTAATGGTAATTTTGGAGAAAATCCATATGCCACTTTATATTTCCTTTTTTATTGCTTTAAATAAAAACTTTTTAGAATTAACAAATGCCCTCCCAGAAGTGTCCGGAAAATCTCTTGATTTCCACTTGGTAACATCCGAGGGGTAATCTCCTGCTTCTAAAAATGTTGAAAAACTTTCACTAGTATAAATAGTGTTCAAAGATAATAAATTTTCTATATTCATTCCCTTATAATAAAAATTATTAAATTCATCAGTACTCGTTAGGCCCTCCAACATTTTATTAACGTCATATTCATCAATAATTGATCTGCTCATTACCCTGTCTTCTATTTCTTTTTCGAATTTTATTATGGGAAACAGAAATTTATTTCCTTCAGGATCTTTATTTTTCAACAAAAATGCCTTGCTATCTTCCCTTTGTTGTTTAGTAAAGGTGTCCACACCTGCACCCAGAGAGGAATAGTCGCCGGCAGAAGATATTCTTATTCCAAATTTCCAACTATCATAAAATTGACTAATATTTGCCCCAGATTCTACTATTCTTTTTTGAAAATCTTGCAAATTTTCAACTATTTCTGTCCCATCTTTAGAAGTTATTTTTATATATTTCTCGATTGAGTCTCCAAGAAAATCTACAAAGGATTCGAGATTAAGCCCAATATCATCGACATTGTTAAATACATCCCTTATTTGTAATTCTTCAGAAATATATTCCTTTGTTGTTGAAAATTTTGGAATTTCACGGAAGCCCTCCAGCGATCTCAACGCTAATTGAAAACTCTTTATGCATCCTTGAAAAATATTCTCTATCATATCTTTAGCAACATTTTCTAAATCACCCTGAAGATTTTCCAAAAAATCTTCCTTATTTCTGGGGATTGATCGATTTATCCACGAAGATATTTGATCATTGATATTCCCGATGCTTTCTTCTGTATTGTTATTTTTTATTTCATAAATTCCTGATTCTACACCTTTTAAATATATTTGCGTCATGTCTTCAAAAAAAGATAACCTTAGTTTATCTGATCCAAAACCATATTTTTCCATATTTTGAATTAATTTTTCATATATATATGAAGAAATAATATCACCTTCTTGAAATAAATCTGGAGAAAATGTTTCAAACAATTGAGTAGATTTCCAACATTGTTCTGAAATTATCAATCTTATTATTAAATCGAAATACAAATATCTTTGCACTATTTCAGATTTTGTTAAAATATCATTAAATGGTATGTTTTTTGATTTTTGCAAATTTGCTTGGGGAGGATCATCCAGAGCCTTATAAAATTCTTTTGCGGATGATTGGGGGGCGCCTAATAAAAGCGGTATTAAATCTTTATTATTTTTTAGGCTATTATAGATTCCATTTTCCTTTTTCCAGCCCAAATAAAACCAGCCTTTTCCAGAGATTTGATCTTTTATATCATCGTAATACCTATCTACAATATCTGGGTAAATGTTGCTCATATATTTATTTATTATCTCATTCTTTGTCGATAAATCAAGAAAGCCCAAATTTTCACTTAAGAGGTCTACAATTTTCTGAGACGAGGGCGCGTAAGTTATTCCCTTTCCTTGTTCTTTTAAATTTAGAACTTCATTCCCATTATTTTTAATTATGATGCCGTTATTTTCTAGAAGAGTTATATTGTCTGATCCATAATTCAGCTTCACATTGTACAATTTATTTAGTTTGGGATTGATATTGGGGATGCTACCTTCTAGGTCTGGCTTCCAATTCTCGAAAACGCCGATATTAGATCGAATTTGTTCTAAAAGATCGGTGCCATCTGGCAAACTGATGATATCCGGTAATACCTTTGCTTGCACTAGTAAACTGTTCATTGCTGTTAGGGCATTATTGTAGCTTGTTCCCTCTACGCTGAGAACCATATCCAAGAGGCCCTCAACTTCAAATAGATCTGTATAGTATAACTCCTTTAATCCATTTACGATAGTATCTACAACAACATTGTGAAATTCTGCTTGCTGTTCCCTTACCTTTCCAAGTATTGGTCCGTTTTTATCAGTCAATATTTCAGATATTTTTCCGATCATGGGGCCGGCGGGGTCTCCGATCATATCAACCGCATAGCATATCTTATTTTTTTGAATATCTTTTAGGGTTTCCTTCATTTTATCAATCTGTTCTTGCGTTATTTCTGGCTTATTATTGAAATAGGCCAAGTCTAACATTGAAGAATCCTCTTTTTGGCAAAAAATATCCCCGTCAATTGTTTGAAGCCCCTTGAAATAGGCCCTTTCTAGTGATGATATGTCTATCAATTTCCCCATTTCTAGAAAAAAGAGTTCTATATCTCCATAATTTCTCAAATTCTGACTTATTGCGGGAAAATTTCCGCCTTGTATCAATTCTGTCATCTTTTGAAAGGTAGTATCTCCGGATAACCCCTTCAATAATTTAATTTTTTCATATTCTCCGAGCATTTTTGAAGACGATTGTAGAAAACGATTGATTTCATCATTGCTAATGTCCCCAGAAGAGGGTGAAGGCATATTTTTTATGACATCATTTATCGCATTATTGATATTTGCTCTACTATTGCTGCTTTTTCCAGACGAATTGGCGATTGCATTTTGCAAATAATCCTCTTTTTGAAAAAAATCAGGGATATAGTCCCCATTCTTAAAATAATTCACATCTCCAGATATTCCTGCTGATATTATTTGGAATAATTGGTCCATTGTCGCGATGATTAGCTTTACGGTGAGATTTATTATGAGATTTTTTGCCTCTTCAACGATAATTCCAACGATTATTGATGGCTTTGGGGTTAAAGAGACAACGGCGCTCAAAATATCGTCTATTTCTGGAATTTGGAATCTTCCATCACACCAATTGGAAGTAATTCCCGATTGTGCAACCAATCTTGGGGCAGCGCATTTGTCCAGGATGCTCTTTGTCATGTCTGTAAAGAAATTTAGCCACCCCATCTCATCCGGAAATGAATTGACCAAGACATTTAGGGTATCTTGTGCATCAACGGACGCTATAATCGAATCTTTATACGCTGAAAATCTAAAATCTATATCTGTTTCTTCCTCGGCAGTTGGTATTTTGAATGTATATTGCTCGATAATCGGATCGTCGGTTTCAAGATCCTTAAAATAATCCGGCGGCGTATATCCTGCGGCCTTCCAGGGCGGGATTGTGTCACCAACAAACTTCCTATATCTCTCCAAAACTTCCGTATTTTTCCCCAATCGAATCAATTCCGCCTCTAATTTGGAAACATTTTCATTCTTTAGGTTCTGCAAAGCGCATTTTGATAGCTCATCAGAGTATTCTTGAGGTTCCAGATAGGAAAAAACAGTATTTAAGGCCAATGAAGTCAAATCTCCAATGCCGCAGAGGCCGAGTCGATTTAAAAAATCCTTTCCAAGACTCTGGAGGGCCAGTTTTCCTTGTTTTTTCATTATTTTTTGTAATACATCCGGCAAACTAATAAAAAATGTATCCTGAACGGCCAAAGAATATTGTCGAGCAAAATTCCTTCTCTTTAGTTCGTCGCTTGAGAGCCTTTCATTAAGTTTTTTTCTATCCTCTGGCGTCATACAGGGAGACGATGACACGGAAATTAATATTTCGTCTTTTAGAAGAGACAGGGACTTATTCGATATCTCCTTCATAGAAGAAATATTCTTGGATACCATATTATTATCAACACCGTATGCTGCCCCAGAGTTATTGGTCCTCTTGATTGCAGATACATTTGGCTCTGATATTGTTGGTTTATTTAGAAAATATGATTTTATAGCATCCCTGAACGTGAAATCGCTTCTTTTGATATCTTTTTCCAAGTTTGCCAAATTATAAATAAAAAATGTTGTATTTCCCCTGTCTTGCGGGTCAGATTCTTTATATTCACTGAATTGTTTCAGCAGAATTTTGTTTTCCAATATTGAACTCATGAGAGAAATTCTTAAAATTTTATATTCCTGATCAAACGAGAATTCTATTCTCTCATAGTCTGAAACATTCACATTGTTATTCTCTATTAGATCATTTAGGCTTTTTCTAAATTTGAATAATTTTTCAGATTCAACTTGAAAATCTAAACCAGAGTAAACAATCCTGGAGCCCCTGTAGAGGTCCCTTACATAATCTTTTTGATATCTTACAAACATGTTTGATATCATTTCTATTTTATCAAAAAAGGAATTGATAGAAAATAATACGTCTATAGAATTCTCAATTTCTACTTCTTCTAAATCTTTTAGATTCTCAGCATCTTCTCTCGGAATTCCCAGTAAAATTTTCTCTTTTGTTAGGGGTGCCGGGTCAATATAGTGACTCAATAAAACTACTTTTTTCTCTAGCTCTTCCAAAATTTCTTCATCATATTGTTTTGCTAAATTATCTAAAACATTTATAATAAAATTACGGTTATACTTTAGGGAAAAATTAATTAATTCATCGTCGGCCACGACTTCCTTATCTGTCACAATACTTGAGACATATAGATCACCACCTTGGTCAAAATAAACTTTTTTATCTATCGCAAGAGGCCAATCTTTTAATAATGGCGGAAATGATGTGTTCACGGAAGTCATTATGTTGTCCTATTTAAGTCACTATTGATATATTTTGCACCCAATGAGGTTAAATGATTCAAATCATCAAACAATAAATTCATTTTTTGTGAGGTACTTTGTATAATATAGTTTACATTATCTATGGTAGCCAGCAACGTAGATGGTACCAATTCGACTGATGGGGCAGCAACTAGTGGAAATCCAGTTGGGCCTGGGCCAACGATATGAGTGTGGGCTTGTAAAGCTGCTGCATATGTTTGCTGTGTTTGTGCCTGATCCATGACAATATCTGTAAGTTTATTGATTCTTTTTATAATTTTTTCTAAAACTAAAATTACGTTATCACCCTTAACAATGGGCTGAATATCCGAATCATTATTATTTGCTATTAATTCTATCCCCGATCCACTTCTTATTTTTCCGCCTTTTGAATTCTTGCTGCCGTATTGAGAAGTAACAAGCTTTATTCCCCTTCTTCCGATGACCGCTACGCCGTCTGCCTTGATTCCAACTCCCGAGCGAGATTCAAATTTTGAATTATCTCCTTTTACTAGATTAAATGCCGAGTCTAAGTCTGTGGTTTGTGAACAATATATTCTTGCAGCGTCATATGCGAAGCTGTCATTTACAAAAATATTGGCATTATTTGCAACATCTGGAACAGCCGACATTCTTCCGGTGACTAAGTCTATGCATGATGCTGGTGTACCTAACAAGGAGTGACCCGAGCCTGGGCCGGCAGGGGCGTCTTCGGAAAGATTAATCGATGCACCACTATTGGAGAAAATTTTTGAATTTTCTAAAGAATTATATGTCGGAAGACTTAAAAATTTAGCCTTTCCTGATATGCCAGCACCCATTACAGTATTTGAATTCTCTTTTGTCGCAGATATATTTTTTTGCGTTGGACTAAAAAATGCTTCGGCTGCGGCATTAATAAATAAAGAATTTGCTATTGGTGGCAATAAAGTCAATCCCATTTTAATTTCCTCTTACTTCAATTTGTAGTTTGGCCATCTTTTTCTGACAGAAGTAATTATTTCCTTGGCCTTTTCATCAGAAATTTTTACAACTTTTGGATATTCAAAGGTTAGGGGGTCTATATATCCAGAACGATATCCACTAATTCCCTTATCTTCATCATTTGTTATGCTTATTTCAAAATGAAGATGGTATCCAGTTGTTCCACCGGATCCGGGAGTATTTTTCAGGCCGCCTGTATATGCTATAACATCACCTGCTTTTACTATTTTTCCCCTTTTTATGCCCTTTTCTATCATAATATTGTGCATATATGTGCTCTTAATTTTATAATTCTTTCCCGTCCGATCTCGAATTGAGCCGGCGCCGATTTCTTCGACTCGCCCAGTCGTCGGATCTGCCTGATATCTGCCAGATTCTGGTAAATATTTTTCTGGCAACCTACCGTGATTAATAACCACATAACTTATACATGGGTGGCCAGACTTATCTGTACACTTCGATGTTTCTTTTGGAAATACCACCTTTTCTACCCATCCGGATGCGACAGCAACGATGGGCAGCAAACCTCGGGCCCAACAGTCCAATCCCGTGTGCATTTTCACTTTCTTGGTAACTGGATGGATTCTAAACCCAAACCCACTTCCGGCGCGAATTGCATATTTATCCGTAGTTACTAGAGGATTATATTCTGGTTTCCAAATATCCATCTGAATAACCTCATCTACCACCTCTTTTGAATAGCCGAGTTTTGCCACGACTTCATCCACTTCCGTACTTTTCCTTACTTTTCCAAATGTGCTCGAATCGGATACTATTGTATTTTTGGTAGGATTTATGGAGGAAGGGTTGGTAAATGGAGTAGAAGCTGAATCTGAATTGGATGAAAATTTATCTAAATCGCTTATTATTCCCCTTTCTTTTTGTATATTGACGAGCTTTACACGATCTTGCGTCTCGTCAGTATATACTTGATCTATGAAGGCTCCAATTTTTAATCCGGTGTCTTTTGATATTATTAAATCAGACTGAAGAGAGGCGTTCACCTCTCTTTTATATTTGTCTTTTTCTGTTGGATTTTCTCCAAAAGCCCAAGATGGGTCGCCCATGAATGCTTTTGATTCTGCATTTCTTGTTTTAAACTTTTGTAAGTTTTGGGTGTCCTTGTTGCCGGCAGTATTCATATTTTTCTGAATTGCTTTTTCATAATCAGAGAGCGCCTCTTCCTTCATTACAATGGCTGTTCTCTCAATTCCTGGATTTTTATTTTGAGAGTCTCTAACAGACTTATTAACTACTTCCGGAATTATCGCAGACGTTGCGCCTCGCTCTGTCTGGAGATCCTCTGTGTATCTATTTATTGATCTTTCCCAGTTATTTCCTTGGCCAAGGGTATTAAAAATCTCCGCCTGCTTAAGCATGTCTTCGGGAGTTTTACCGGCCATTCTCCATATCTCCCTGTAACAAATCAAATATTTCCTTTTTATCGTCGGAGGTGAGACCCGATTGTTTAGATTCCTTTTTTTGTAAAAGGGTTGAAATTTTAACCATTTGTTCGTTTGATCTCTGAAGAGTCTCTACATATTTAGCCGCCGTCATTCCGACTTCTTTGTGGCGCTCCTCATTTTTACTAAGATATACCATAACATCGTTTAATAACCTCTTGGTTATTGCCCTATCGTCTCGAATATTATCAATAGCCTCTTTTATATATTTTTCCAATTTTTCCATGTTTCATTGCTCCCCCCGGTCCCACTTTCCCTTAAAAGTTTTATATTTCTTTCTCATTCTATTAAGGGAATTAACGATTTGTTTGGTATTGAGTCCGGTTATTTCCCTCATGTACAAATAAATAGCCTTCTTGTTGAAAATTTCTATGTCATCAGGAGATTCTAGTAATATTTTTACTGCTTCGAGAACCTTCTTCTCATTCTCTTTCAATTTTCCAGTATCCCATGTTTCAATTTCCTTCCAAAGATGTTGCCAAAATTCATCTTTTTCTCTATTTTCGTCATATTTATTGAAGATTGAAACATGCTTCAATTCCAATTCTTTTGAGAGATTTTCAAATTCAATTTCTCTTTGGTTTTTCTTTTTATTCTTTTTTACTTTTTGAATAAACCAATTTTTTGTTATGACAGAAAAGTAAGAAAACGCTTTAGATCCCTTATCTGGATTAAATTTTTCTAAAATTGTAATTAACCAAATTTTACATTCATCCCTCAGAGAATCAATATTTGGAAGAGTAGTAAACCTATATGTGAAAACAATCTTATCCACCATTTGATCAAACGCGGTCTTTAACAATGTTACATATAGTTCCTCCCTTCTCTTGAATGTCGTTTCTGGCTTATTATATTCTATAATTGCATCTTCATGTACCTGTGTAAAATATCTTTTAGAATTTTTTGATCTTCTAATTCTTCTTCTTTTCTTCTTAGGCTTCTTTTCTTCTTCTGTCGTCATTGATTATTCCCTCTTCTTCTGTTATCTCCTCTTCCGAATATAAATCATATTGAGAGAAAACCTCTGTTATATCTTGAGCGTGCCTCATTAAATGCCTCAACGTCTCATCTCCATAAAACATTTCTAATTCATATACTGATTTTAGGTGATTTGTAAAATTAATAATAATATTTATAGTTTCTGTTAATTCTTCATCATATATTCTTATTTGTTGAATTGACTTCCAACTATACCACATTAAAAACATATTAATAGATAGAGATGCTATGAAAATTAAAAATAAAATTACCAATATAGCTGTCCAACTCATATCTTATATTCCTTTTTTCTTAATTTTTTCTTCTCTTCTTCAACTGATTTTTTATTTGCTTCAATATATTCCTCAACCAGTGATCCAACTTTTTTTTCAAAATTTTTATTAATTTTAACAATATATGTTGGAATGGATGGAATACGACGGAAAGCCTGTGAACTGCAAGAAACGCAATCCTCCAGGCTTTCTAACATGCCGTGTTTTATCTCGAAGTATTCATCGCATTCTTCGCAATGATAGTTATACGTCGGCATCTGTCCGTTCTTCTTCTTGTTGACCAAACTCTAAAATGGGTGGATTTTCCACTACCAATCCATCGTCGGTCTCTTTAAAGACGAATTCTTGAAAAACAGGAACAATGTCTGACTGCTCCATCAATGATTTTTGTAGCGCCATCATTACTGCGCCAATTGCTTGATTTGATAAATGCATAATTATCTCCCTTGTATCTATATTATAACCCTTTATTCTCCATTTGTCAAGGAATAAAGTGAATTATTTAAATTTCCTTCATCCACCTTTCTATCATCTCTTGAAGCATCGACTCGAATGTGTATTCGGGGGCCCACCCAAGAACATCGCGAGTAGTTTGCGAATCACCTTTCAGATATTTAAGCTCTTCTGGTCTCATATATTTTGGATTTTGCACGATATAATCGCGATAATCCATATCCAATTTGGTAAAAACTACTTCACAAAGATCCCTGACAGAGTGAGTTTCTCCGGTCGCAACGATAAAATCTTCCGGAGTATTATGATTGATAATCTTCATCATGGCCCTAGTATAGTCTTTCGAATGTCCCCAATCTCTATAAGAATCTAGATTTCCAAGTTCAAGCTTGTCTTTCAACCCTCTTTTGATTTCAACTGCCGTTTTTACAACCTTATTTGTAACAAAATTTGTCCCACGTCTGGGAGATTCATGATTAAAAAGAATTCCATTGCAGGCGTGAAGACCATAGGCGTGCCGATAGTGCCTAACTAAATTATACCCAAGTACTTTTGAGCACCCATATGGACTTACTGGATTCATTGGGGTAGTTAATCTTTGAAAACCATCTTCGTCAACCGAATTTCCAAACATTTCCGATGAGCTGGCTTGATAGAATTTTGCATGAGGTACAACAGTTCTATAAATTTCCAGCATATTCAAAACACCCAAAGCGTTGGTTTGAATAGTAAAAGAGGGAACGTCAAAACTAATTCTCACATGACTCATCGCTCCTAAATTATATATTTCATCTGGTTGTACTTCAGACATTATTCTAAAGAGTGAGGGGTAATCTAATAAATCTCCGTAAAAAGTTTCTACTTTTTTATTAATATGGACAATACGAGAATTTTGATTTTCAGCTACTGAGTGTCGCCGAACTATTCCGTATACCTCATATCCTTCTTCTATCAAGTGTTCGGATAAATAGCTTCCGTCTTGGCCGCCGATTCCTGTTATTAAAGCTTTTTTGGTCATTTTTTCTTCCTTAAAAGATATGCACTGTTAGGAACATATTGGTTATCATTTTTTAGTCTCTCGAAATCTGGTAATGCTTCGTTCAATAAGCTGTCATAATCATGACTATTATAATTTTCAATTAGAAAAATGTACTTACTAGATAATCTTCCCATATTTTTAAGGAATGAAACTGCCTTGTGATGTTCGAGGTGCATTGTTACTGCTTGAGTATATACAAATTCGTGGGTACCCAAGGCTTCTATTCCGGAAGCCTTAGTCATATCTTTTTGAACAATCCTATGATTAAAATCATAATCTTCTAAATTTAAATATTTATACCCTAAATCAATCTGCGATTGTGCGTAATCACACCCAGCAACCGACACTTGTGGATATAAACTATCGATATTAATTAAGTGCATGGCACAACCACAACCACATTCAAAAACAGATTTAACACCCAACTTGTGAACTTGATAATATATTTCTTTCCAATTGGGATGTAAATTAGCAAAACTTTCATTAAATTTTTCATCTTGGGAAGATTTTAAAATTATGGTATGCTGTGTAGTGGTTTCTATTAATTGTTTTTCATAATTGGTTTCTGTATAGGTATTCCAATCAAAATCATCATAGGTTTTTATCATTTTATTTATCCTTTGTTTTAAAAATTTCCATTTTTGTTAAATCTGGCCAGTCTTCTACAACCCATTGTTTGGGGGGAGTGGCTATTGCGGCGGGTAATTTTTGTAATCCTAGCGTGGCCGTTTCTGGTGTCATATAATAATGGTATCCCATTGATGTTATATTTTGTTCTCTCCAGGGGATATCCGGATCACGGCCGTCATACGTCATCTTTTTTAACTCTCTGGCGTCTATACTATTATTACATAATATAACACCTCCACGACCTAATGTCAAGTGTTTTTTGAATTGAAAGCTAATATTCATAAAAGTTCCAGGAATATAACTATTTTTTTCCCACAATACGGCGGCGTCAATAACTCTATCTGTTAAATAATAATAATTTTTCCAATTCTCCTCTTTCCAAGTCATCTCTATTCCAAGTTTTTCAGCAAGGAAGGGGATGGATATATAGGTATGTTTTGGTACTACAATTTTATCAGCCTTAATATATCTCAAACATAACTCAACGCCGTGAGTACAGCAATCCACAGCGACGGCATACGGCGCGCCAAAAAAGTCTGCTATTTGATGCTCAAATTCTGATATAACTTTAAAACTCATAATTTATTCCCTTCCATTAAAAGTATTTCTCATATAAAATATTTTTTTCCATATATTCATCCCAACTAGTTAAATCATATATTTTTTTATTTTTCAGTTTACCATCTCTATAAACGGACATAGATTTTTGTTGGTGGCTATCAATTTCTAATAAAAAGGTAGTCACATCGATATCGAACCCCATAAATTTTATTATATCATCCAATGATTTTCCGCTTATTAAATCCTCATACCTGATTAATATTTTATCACCAACAAATTTATCATATATTTGCAATGAATTTAGATAATAATCTAGTTCAAATTTTACGTTAGCCCAATTGAAGGACTTTGGATATGTTCTTATCAGATTTGAAAAAGCACTTTTTTTATAATCCCTTAGTAGAAAAATTAATTTATCTTCTTGTTTTAAAAAAGAAGGTGCCATTTTATGTCCATATTTTAATATTATTTTCTTATCCGTGATCGTTATATTATCACATAACGTGTATATGGGGGGATCCCAATCCAGACTCCCATATAAAAAAGAAGTTGGGCGATGGGTCAAATATTCCACACAATATCTTAACCAGTTCGCGCCGCTTCTAGGGTGAGATAAAGAATATATCATTATTCTAATTCCTTTGCTTTTCTTTTAATTTTATTTCCATCGATGATTTTGACTAGTTTAGCTGGATTTCCTTTATAAACGCCCCAGGCTGTAGTATCGCCAATTAAAAGCGAGCCAGCAGTAATCAGAACGCCCTCTCTTAAAATTGATCCCGGGAGAATGATGGCATTCGTGCCCACATTTGAAAATTTTTCCATTATAACGGGTTCGATAATTTGTTCCCCCTTAAGGTGAGTTGGGATAAGTGTTCCAAATAATCCGGAGTCGTCAAATCGATCCGAACCACAAATAATTCTTGCGCCGGCCATTATATTATTAAATCCTTTAGCGACAAATAGACCATCTTTTCCTCCAATACAGGTAACATAGGGCCCGATGTGAACATAATCTCCTAGCTTAAGTTGCGTGGTACAATAAAAACCTTTATCAACAGCTACATGATTTCCCATCTCCACGCAGTCTTCCCTTTTAAAAACAACGTCTGATGCGATGAACACATCTTCGCCTTTATTTTTCATACATCTATCCATTCTTTGTCAAATCTTTGGGGCCACCAAATTGTTATTGAGGTGTCCGCATATTTGTTCCAATGTGGAACTATTTTGGCGCCGTAAAAACAATCATGCAATAATTTATCGTCGTATCCATATATGTTTTTAGCCTGATCCGGTCCAGCAGCTGAATAATCTTTTTCGGCTTTTCCGTCTTTGTTTAAGAACATTTCAAGGGGGATATTTTTATCTTCTTCTGCCAACAATTCATTATCTACGAAAAATAAATTATGATTATTTACTCTAAAAATTAAACTATATCCCTTAGACTCTCCCAATTTTTTAAAGGCAGGAATAGAGGCACCATAATAATAAATTGAAGGCACCGTTGAATCGAGTGTAGGATTATATTTTATGGCCTTAGAATCCCGTTGGTTGGGAAAATTACAGTTGAATTCGGCCACCACCACTCTTGGTCTAAATCTGCTTTCATCTAATGCTTTCCACACCCAATAATCGTTCCCATCTAAATCAATGGATAATAGGTCAAAAGACTCTGGAACATTATGTTTATCAAATAGATCATTTATATTTTCCGCAGTAATAAATGCATGCTGAACATAATCGAGCTTGTCGGCTTTTTCTTTGTTACCCTCCAACAAGAGACCATTCCATCCCTGATCTATTCTGAGTCTGGCTGTATTAGAAAATGCAATGCCATCCCAGGCGCCGAATTCAACAAAGTATTTATTTGTAGTGCCAATATTATCAAAAATACCTTCGATTATTCCATCCTCTATGGTTTGAGAATAAATTCTTTTTCTGTAATTTATTAATTGATCTGCAAATGGTTTCATTTAAAATTCCTTTATTTTTCCCACGCTTCCCAGACAAAGGGATAATTAAAAATTTTATTATATCCCAAAGCTGATAGGCTGTTTTGAATGCAATTTCGTTCGTGAAGACAATCAATCCCTTGGACTTGATGGAATTGAATTTGTAATTTTTTGAATCGGTTTATGGTCCCTGTGCGGATCCACTCTTTTAAGACTGTGTATTCGGCACCCTCTATATTAATTTGAACTAGATCTACTTCTTGAATATTAAAATCTTCTAGGATTTCTTCAATCGGATACAAGGAAATTTTAGTAGTTCCGGAAGGCGAGTCATTTAAACAAAGCGTTGCATCACCGTCTAAATTAATAGTAATTTCTTTGCTCACGTCAGGGGAAACCCCCACCATTTTAGACAAAACTCTTGGAGAATTCAAAAATCTTTGTTTTAGTATTTTATAAAAGTCTGGTACTGGCTCTAAAATATAGATTTGACAATCGTATTTTTCTAAAATTTGAGATGCCCATACACCAGTATATCCTCCGATATCCAGTACAATAGAGTCTCTGTTCAGATTATGATTTAAATTATGAGTGAGATCGCCATTGTCAGCAAACCATTTTTTAATACTCTCTTGGTTCAACATGGTTTAATTATCCTCGTTGGGGGTGAGGAATTCTTTATCTAATTTTTGTCCCTCATAGGGGCCAGTTTTATATTCATAAACTATTGTATTATCTTCTAAAATTTCGTAAGTATGACCGCCGTGTAAAGTAAAGCTGGCATCTCCGGCTTGTAAAATTGGTTCTGCGATGAGAGAGTCATCTAGATCATAAAATTTACATTTTACACTCCCCCTAATTACTACCCAACTTTCTTGGGCTATTTGTTCCGAATAATGTCTATCTTTTTTGATATGTTTGTGGGGCGGGAAAGTTTTTTTATTATCCATTTTCAAAAGAGAGCACTGTATAAAATTATTACTTGGGACAATATCAATACGATGTGTGGTTAATTCTGAAAGGGTTTCTCCTAAGTGAACTACTAGATGTAGGAGAATGTTCGGGGTGATTTTTGAATATATTTTTTCCATATTATTTATTTATGTATTCCTCCCAAATAAAGTCTTCAGGGTGCTTAAAATTGCAAGCTATTTCAAAATTTTCCTCTATATGTGATAGTTTATCATGATATAGGTCATATGTCAAGTCACAAAGCGAAAAATCTTTTAAATTAATTATTCCTTCCGAATTAAAATAACTGTCCACACAGGGAGAACCATAATAAACCGGAATTGTCCCAACAACAAAACAATCTGTTATTTTTTCGGTGAACATATTATTATAATTTCCATTTTCCATCGCCATTGAGAAACAATAATCTTTGAGTCCGTCTATCTTGTTTTCAATTTGTCTTTCTCTTCCACGGCCGAAAATATCTATTTTATTTTTTAATTCATTGGCTACTTGATTCCGGTAGGTATGATCAGGGCACATGTTTTTAATGGAAGCAATCATCGAAATTAATTTAGTTTTTTGATATAATTTCCTGTCTTTTGGCAAGATCCAAGAAGTGGCGGGAGGGGGTATTAATTTTATTTTCTTTGACACATCCAGGAGCGAAATATCATGAGTGAAAATATATTCATAATTATTTTCTAATAATTCAATTCTGTCGACGACATTTTGGTATAAGGGGCCGATTATTGTTTTAGATTCACTCAACATTGCGTAGTTTGTTTTAGATTTATCCACCGGAGAGAAGATAGCGTTATCGACATGAATTGAAATGTCCGACGAGTTATCTAAAACCCATTCTACCTTGTTAGGAAGAATATATCCATTAGTGCTTAAGCAATGATTAAACCCGCCTCCAATAAGATTTATTTTCCCTTTTTTCAAATTTTTATCCACTCGGAAGGAATTAAATCTTTGGGATTTTCTTTTATTTTAAATCCAAACCACTCATTCGGGGCTACTATTCTCTTATTTTCATTGAGATTAAGCCATGCGGGCCACCAAGAAAATGAGGAGTTCGCAATAATATTATTTTTGCAAAGGGACATTAAATAGAACTCTATATAATCCTTTTCGTTCTCAATAAAAATAAATTTATCTCCCTTAAAGGTTTCTTTACACCACTCAATATCATCGCTAAAAACTAAATAAAAATCAGCTTTTGGAAATAATTTTATTGCTTTTTCATAATAATCTTTAGACAGTACCACATGGTGGTCGGGGAATTTTAAATAATCCCCCCGCCTTATATGAAGAGAAACAGTGTTTGAATCTAAAAACTGAGAGTATTTTTTTCGTATTTGTTTTTCCATCTCTTCCGGCATTTTAAAAATATCTCTTATTTCATTTGAATTATGGTGGAAATATTTTTCACTCTGAAAAAACCCCTCAAGGATACTATCGTCGCTGGAAAAATTGATTTCTTCATAATAGAAGGGGAAATTAATAACTCGTTCCGTTCCGGTGGGGCCCAAAATATTTAAATTTTCAAAAATTTTCAAATATTCATTAGCGTGTTTGAGATTTGGATTGTAGGTTTTATCATCATTTAAATAATCTAGTTGTTGATGCAAATTGGGGAAAGAAGCCATCATTCCTTTATCTGCGGCCAAACTTAGGGTCGCGGCTATTTGGAACATCATGTTTGCAAAACCACCTTTTAAATAACAATAAAGTATTTTAATTTTTTGATATTTGGGTTTATGTCGAATTTCGTGTTCTAATTTAAGCTGTAAAGTATTGTCTATTTTATGATCATTTAGAGGATTATCTAAATTATAGACATACATGACTTCTTCAACATAATGACTTCGGTGGCCCGACATTTCTAACATCGGAAACATAAACGCAAGATCCCAAGTCATCTTATAAAAATTTCCATCCCCATCTAAAAGATCTTCTTTTTTGATCCTTTCCCAAAGATGATATTTGAATGTTCTAAGGTGCGAAGAGCACCACTCAAAAGATCTGAATGAATTGGTTTCTATAATATTTTTAGGAATTTGTTTTGCGAATTTGCCGCGTCTATTATTTGGATATTCCGCATAACTCCCATAAGTGATCCAGCATTTTGAAGAATTGTAGATATTATTTACCTTTTCCAAGACATCCCTAGATGCCAACCAATCGTCGCCATCGAGAGTTAAAATGATGTCTTCTGCTTTCGGATTTGAGATATTAATCCCATCATAAATATTTTTTAGGGCTAGTGCCTTTTCAGTATTCGCAATTAGTTTAAACCTTTCGTCACCCTCAATTTCCTTCCTGATAACTTCTACACTGGAGTCTGTGGAGAGATCATCTAGAATAATACACTGAAAATTTTTATACGTTTGGGCCTTTACAGATCTTAAACAAATTTTAATCCACTTTTCAACATTATAAAGGGGAATAACAATTTTGAAATGATTATCTATCATTGAAATGCTCCCGCGACTTTTTTCAAAATCTCCGCTTTCTTGTTCGTCATAATATCAATCAATTCTTCGCCCTTCTTCTTAAACCAAGGCTCACTGGAGGCTCCAACTCTAGAATTTGTCACCACCCCCATATTCATCATTCGGGCCTCGACAACAATTCTTGATAAGGTTTCTGGAGTTTTTGGAAGAAAGATCAATTTAAAATTATTACTCAAATTATCTAAAAATTTATTATATGGCGATGGTGGTATTAATTCATATTGAATTTTATTATATTCACAATAGACCACCGCATCGCGAGTATTTTTATGCTCAATGTTTGAGTGCATGATAGAATATTTTCTAGCTTTTTGCTTTTGACAATTTTTCTTCATTAGCGCCAAAGACTCGTCAGACCATAAATTACCACCCAAATTTATAATATTATCCAATCCTAAATTTTTTTTCACTATTTCAGAATGAAATTTAGATTGACAAAAAATTGCAATAGCGCTCTTATAAAAATTATAATTTACTATTTCTTCTTTTGGCGCGATATAGTCCTCATATAGAGCCGGATTTCGAGATTTTAAATATTTATGATCGTGCTCATAAATAACATATCTCATTTTTGTTAATCTTTTTTTTATTTCTTCAGATAAGTGCATAAAATTTGATATTATATAATTCTTTTTGTTATTTTTTTCAAGATATTCTTCTGTTAAATCTCTGCTTTTGATTTTTTTAACAGTTGACAAAGTAGACAAAAGAGAGACAAATTCTTCATTATTCAACTCTCCTCCGCCCAAAATTTCATCAGAAAAATAGTCTGCTACAAAAACAAAATTCATTCAACTTCTCTTATATCTTCCTGCAATTCACTCAACCAACCTTCCATATCTACTCCGTCATCTGAGTCCGAATAGACATTTTCGCAAAACCGGCTATACATTGTCTCTTCTGTAAAGGTTCCCACGAGATACTTTTGGAGTTTTTTAGCATTTCTCTTGAACCGAGAATATTCACTGCGTACCTCTCGGAGTCTTCGTTTAAAAGAAGCCTCCCTTGGAAATGCCCATTGTGAATCCGCCTGAATCACCCCATTCCAGACTGCCTCTGGCTGAACATTTTGAAGTTCATATTCAATAGATGCAAACATTGGCTTTTTCTTTCCGTTTTTTCTTCTTGTATCTGGCATATAGAGAAAATCACAATGGCCAGACCAACCAGGAACTGCGACAGGTAATCCATTATAGGCCGCTTCGAAAAGTGGCAAACCAAACCCTTCACCGTGGGTTGTTGAAATAAGGCATTTGATTTTTGGGCATTGATATAGCCCCGTCATCTCTTCTTCCGTTAAATCTCCGTGCAAAAGATATACCTTACATTTTCTTTCTCCATGTTTTGCAAGGATATTTCTTAATTTTTTTTCTGTATGTTCCCTATCAATAATACTATTATTTTTAATTGAAGTTTTTAACACTAGACCGACTTCTTGATCAAAATTTTCTTCGACAAACCAATTAATCAGATTATTAAAATTTTTTCTTGGGCCCCACTGTGATATTGCGAGATAATTGAAATCATATTCTAATTTTAAATTAACTGATTTCTTCTTAAAATTTCTTACCGGATAGCCGACTGCCTCAACTGGCGTTTGAGTAATCAAATTAATAAATTGTCCTGTATCTTTATGCTTCCCCTGATATGAAGTATTCTGAAATATTTCTTTAGAGTGATTTGAAACAACAATTATTTTATCCATTTCGTTTGCTTTTTGGATCCAAACTGGTGCAACTTTTGTCGTTTCTATGCCGGCTGTATATCCTATATTAATTGGTGCCAGACGTTTCCACTCATTTGGAATTGTAATTTGTAAAGAAATATCATATTTCCCTTTCATCTGATTAAAGGCATGCGTCTGAGCTATTTTTTGATCTATCCAAGTTCTTTCTTCGTTCGCAAGACTTACCCATCCGGTTTGTCCCCACTTTGTAGGAACAATATAAATATCAAAAATATCCTCCCTAGTTCTCAGTGCGCGCAACGCGAACCGTGCCTGCTCCCCATACCCAGATTGTGATAAAACTGGCCCTGTTATTAAAACCCTCTGTCTCATACAATCTCCCTAATTTCCCAAGGTTTATATCCTCTTCTTGTTTCCCAGGATCCATGGTTTTCTATGATAGAGTCCATCAAATTAATCCAATTTTTCTTATAAGTCTCAAAATTATAATTTTTAACAACATGCTGGCGCCCCCTTATTCCAAGAATTTTTCTCTCATTGTGAGACATCAAAAAAATGTCTCTCAGAGCCTGTATAAAGTCCTCTTTGGAAACCCTATCTTCGTAGATGTATGGAACCTGCTGAGAGCCTATGATGGCCTTTGAAGCCGGTGTGAGACCTATTCCAAACCACTCTTTTCCATCCGTAACTTGCTCTTGCAATCCGCCCGTCATATTAACAATAATAGGAGTCTGGCATGCTAGTGATTCCAGAGTTGCCAACCCGAAACCCTCAGCATCTGATATATTAATGGTGCAATCAGACATATTATACATTGTTGCCAAAACAGATGGATGAACTTTTTTGTTCGATAAAAGAATGCGGCCGTCGTCTGCATTTAAATTTGATATTAAAACATTCAGGTCTTGCCCATTTGGGTCATTGGGGTCGGTATGCATTATCAATCTTACATTTTCTGGGCCCACTTCCTCTGCGAATTCATTAAACCAAGTAACTAGGGATCCGCTCATTTTTCTTCGCGCGTTCCTATTGTTCCAAAAGAAGGTAACTCTATTTTTATCTTCCCCAAATTGTTTACTTCTCGTCTCTCTGATCTCCTCATCCGACATTGGAGAAAAAATATTCATATCTACTGCGTGTGGAATATAATGATTTTCAACATCTGGGGCGACATTATTGACAATATCATATGTTACTTTTGAAATAGAGGCGATGATGTCTGTTGAATCATAAAACTTTTTATTATAATTTGGATATGGATAATTATCCCACACATGATAATAAATCATTGGAACATGTACTCTAATTTCATTTTCCAATACCCACAACCATTCATAAAATCTGGGATCTGTCATAAACCAAAGAATATCTGGCTTTTCGTTAAAAATAGCCGATCTAACCATTTCCTGTGTACCATAACCCTTTACTGGATAAACAATCCAATCATCTTCCCACCCCTCTATTTTTTGTGGATTATAATCCTTATGTTTAACTGCTCCACCCAAACAAATAAATTTATATCTGCCAGTTTTTAACAGCGTTTCAATAACATACCTTGTCTGTGTGCCGACTCCCGATGGGGCCAGAGGGTGATCAGCAATCACCAAAACCTTCTTTTTTTCTGTCATCTTTAACCTCTATGGACATTCCGGTGATCTACAAAATTCGCACTTTGTGCATGACCGCTTGTCCTTAATATAATTCTTTTTCTTAATATTGAAAAGCGCCTTCTTTAAGAGATTGGTGGCGTTCTCCATTTTTTTATTTCCGCTCGTAACTCTAAAAATCTCCACTCTATCTTTCTTCGCTGTTCTCTTCAATAATGCGAAGTGAGTTTCAATATCTTTTAAATCAACACCATGTTGCTTGGCAAAAAAGACCTTGTATAAAGTCAATTGGTATGTGACCATTGGATCGGAGCGCCGTCTCATATTCCAACCCCATGAGCAAGATTTCCAATCAATAATATGATATTTGCCATCGGGTGTTTTTACGACTGCATCAATATATCCCTTAAAGCTATAATCCTCATCATCGATTGGAACCATCAACTGTTCTTCTGTTGAGATGACCACATAGCCATCGGAAAAATATTCTGCCATTGCAGGCATAATTTCTGGAAGTATTCCCATTGCTTGTGTGGCCATTTTTTCGGGATCTTCCCGGAATTTTATGTCATCGTCAAGCTCTGCAAGGCACTGTTCGAATCTCTCGACAAAGTATTCTTGCGGCTCAAATGTTTCATGAAGCAATTTCCTTTCGGCGACATCGTGGATGGCCGTTCCAAACGCAGTATATTCATTTCCCCGGAAACCCTTGAGCTTATCGATGTAAGTCAATTTATGGTAGAACGGGCAGAAATTCCAATTTTTCAATTCCGAAAACGAAATGTGTGGCAATTATTCCTCAGTGACAGATTTTGTCTCGGGTAAGATGGGAGATTCTTTTTTCTCTTTTACTATTATAACATCTTCAGAAGATTTGTCAAGTTGTTTTTCAGTTTTTTTTGCCTTTCTTGGTGTATTTTTAGAAGTTTTCCTTGTTGTGCGTGTCTTGGGCCTCAATTTCGGCTTAATATGGTCGGCATCCTCAAAAATCCAAATATCACTACATGATCCTCTAAAATTATCTATTTGGCCAGTTTTTAAGCATTCTCCCACATTTAATTTATAATCGTTAATTAATTTTTCTTTAACTATTCTTTCACTTAAATATATCCTCTTTTTACAATTCCTGTGTCTATATTCAAGTACGGAAATTTCGCAAACTATTTTATTGCTTTCTTTTTTAATTTTAACTTCCATCTTCATGTAACTCCTGTATTTTTATATAAAGTTCTGGGCATATATTTTCTAAATATCTTCTATCGTCTAAAAAATAATATTCAAAACCATTTGCGAAATATTCTCTCAATGATGTTGCGCAGTACGCGGATGTAAAGAGATTATATGACGCACAAATAAAATTCAATCTATCATATCCAACTATTTTATATAAAAAATTATCAAGCTCTAATGAATATTCCGAATCCATCATTAAATCACTATCAGGATTTAAATCTTCTTCTTTTAAAATATTATATAACTTTTTTCTCTTTTGTAAAAATTCTCTTTCTATTTTTCCATCGCCATATATTAAATAACCGTGAGGTATTTCCAAAGAGTGCGCAATCTCATGAACAATGTCGTCAATTAAATCTTGTTCATCATCTTGTTTATTACTAACATATATAGCGCCGTCTTTATACGCCGCATTCGTTTCCATTTTATTAAATTCATCAAACATTCCAACATATATGGAATCTATTTCCTTAGTTAGATGTGGTGGAATTGAAGTATTTATTATATCCAAAATGTCTCGTATATCAATTCCATTTTCCAATTTGTCTTTTATATAAACTTGCACTGATTCACTCATAATAAATTCTTTTTGCTGTTGTTGAGCATTAAATGTTGATATCTTTAAATAGTCAAGTTTATACATTATTCGCTACGCTTATTATCCGAAGGATACTTTATGGTAGCATACGAAATGCTTGAGTCATTTAACCCACTCTCATAACCTCTTATATAATTTTCTTCTGCAACCGTTATAAATAACTCAGGGAATTCAGACACTAAAACATCAATTACCATTTCCATAGTTACCTCCTGATTTTCTGGCTGGAGTTTTTCTCCAACATAATTTATTAGCAATTCCTTCAGCTCGCCATCAGTGACAATAATTTTTTTTAAATTTCCTTCATTAGACATTTATAAATCTCACTCTTCTATTATAGTATTATAACCTTTATTATTGAGTTTGTCAAGGAAAAAATTATAATATTTTTGATGCTATTGTGGCTAGGCGAGATCTCTCGCCTTTTTGTAAAGTTATGTGCCCAGAAATATCATATTCTTTAAAATTTTCAACGGCATGCACCAATCCGTTAGAAGTTTCATCAACATAAATATTATCTATTTGTTCTATATCTCCCGTCAGAACAATTTTGGTATTTTCGCCAACTCTTGTCAAGATAGTTTTTATTTCATGACGCGATAAATTTTGAGCCTCATCTATTATAATATATGCATTTGAGATAGATCTCCCACGGATATAAGTTAGAGCTTCTATTTCTATTATTCCAAGACTCATATATTCTTCTAAAGTAGCCTTATCATTTCCCAATATATTTTGTAAATTGTCCTGGATTGGCATAAGCCATGGATGCATCTTTTCCTGTAATGTGCCAGGTAGAAATCCGATATCTTTCCCCATCGGTTGCACGGGGCGGGACACAATTATTTTGTTATATATTGGGTCTATTTTAGAAAAGGGATCCTTTATCGTTTGAGCAACGCCTGCTGCTATTGCCAACATAGTTTTTCCACTACCAGCCTTTCCGACAATAGTTGTTAACGAAATTTTGGGGTCCATTAATAAATCTAAAGCAAATGCTTGCTCTTTATTTCTTGGCTTTACTCCCCACACCCCCCTTTTATCATAATCTTTAATGCGAGAGTAGGTACCGTTTCTATATCGACAAAGAGCAGCCCTTTTAATATCAGACGACGATTTTAACATTACCGAATCATTATTTTGAAAATTATTTTCTTCCAACTCTTCTTGGGCGGCATGGATTTTATTTTTTTCATAAATAAAATCTATCTCACCATCACCAACAAAAACAGTTTTAAATCCAGTATATAAATCTTCCTGAAATTTTATTATTCTATCCTCTGTATAACCTTCTGAATGAAGGCCTAGAGAATCCGTCATAACCCTCATATTGATATCTCTTGAGACGAGAATAACTTGTTTGTCAGATCTCTTTTTTATACCAAGAGCTACAGTCATAATCGTATGATCCGGGTCATTTTTTGCGAAATCTGAAGGAAAGTCTTCCATATTCACCCTAACGACCTTAAGTATTCCCTTGTTTTTTCCCAAAGGCACGCCAGATTGGAGACTCCCCGCCTCTCTTAAATTATCAAATTCCCTAATAATATTTCTAGCATTGGCGCCAACTGCATCTTGTCTTTTTTTATGATTGTCTATTTCTTCCAATACTTTCATTGGAATTACTATATCATTATTTTCATAGCGATATATACAAGTTGAATCTGTTAAACACACGCTTGTATCTATAATATAGATCTTATTCGTCATGTAATTATAACTAGTTTACCAAAATGAGAAAATCACCATAAAGGTGATTTCTTTATAAGCAACTTTTTTCAATCCACACTATTGTTTTTATATTTTCACCAGCCACCAGATGTTCAATACAATTCGCGGCGGTCAAGACAGCTATCAGGCCTTTATCACTGCATTTCCATGTTTTTTTTATTTCAACCTCTTGATCGTGGGAAAAAAAAGATACTCCATATTCATCCAATATTGGATGAATTTTTCCTTTTTTATTATTTTTTGAAATATAGCAGGGAGTACCCTTCTTAACAATCAAAATAATTCTCTGTTTATTAGTCTAAAAAGAAATTCTCATCATCTGATTTAATTTCTATTACGTCTTCTTTCTTATAATAATCTTCTATTGCTTTTCTAATAGTATTCGCTGAAGGATGTCTATTGCTGGGGTGATTTTTTTCTCTTAAATATTGTCGTATATACGATTCTGGAACAACATACATTATCCCATATGGGGCCTCCATAATTCCAGGTAACATAGAACACATTCCCACGCCCGCCTCTCCGGAGTATACAGTTTTCCCGTTATCGTCTATAAAATCATCAGCAACGATGTAGAGAAACCAGCTCATTATACTAACTATGTTTCATTTTCAGGAAAAACCCCATGATAGAAAAAATAAATTAAAATTGCGGCCGCGACTGCAGACCACCACCCTACGAAAATAGATCTCTTTGTGGCCCTATAAATAAACCTTTTAATCATCCAATATCCCACAACATAACAATTCCCAATTCTTCACAGGTCAATTTTTCTGGTGTATTTTTTTCGTTTCTATTTCCGCCGTTGGCAAAATATGTCGGACGATGTTCTATGAGTGCTGCACAAACAGTATCATCCTTGTCGTCAACTGATACTACATCTACAACCCCCTTAATCGCAATTAAAAATTCTTTTCTTTCTTTAAAACCGATAGAATTAAAACCTCTTCGGCGAAATAGCCACTCATCCGAGTTCATAGCAACTATTACATCCCCATACTCAGAAGCTTTTCTAATCAATCGTATATGGCCGACGTGAATAGGATCAAAGCCGCCAGATATCATAACTGTGTCATAGGGGCCCCTATTCATTATCGCCATATCCTTTTTCAATCAGACACTCCCTTATTTTCAATGTTTTTTCAAGATCTGGATTTCCATAAGCAATAGTCATAACTGACCACGAAACAACAGATGCTATTATTGCACCCACCACTATTCCGGCTCCAAATACAAAATATGATTTTATTAATTTTCTAAATAATTTCATCTACCAACCCATACTTTAAGCATGTCTCGGCATCCCACCACAAATCGTGCTTTAGAATTTTATTTAATTCTTTTTTTGGAATTTTTGTGTGCTCTTCATAGATATCTATAATCATTTTCATAAGCCTATCGCTATTTTCCATATCATCCTTCATATCTTGGTATTTTCCCCACATACCTGATGATAATTGATGAATCAGCATATAAGCATGCTTATTAATTTGTCTATGATCTGCAACCACACTCATAATGGTCGCAGCAGAAGCGGCACACCCATCGATGACAGAGACCACGGGAACTTTTGATCCTATAATATAATCAACAGAAGAAAATCCCGCAAATACAGAACCCCCATAAGAATTAATATGAAGATAAATTTTTCCAGGATCAGTATTAAGGACAGTACCGCGAGCGAGAGCATCGTTAGCTATATCTTTTAATTTCATATTGAGTGTTAGGTTTTTTCCCCTCGTAACCTCCGTATAAAAATAAATTCTATTATTTTTCGTCTCTATTTTACTATTATCTTCTGGTTTGGCATTTTCGTAATCTGTACCATCAACTGGCGTTGGGATTGCTGCCCAATATACATCTTTAATCATTTTCTTTTCCTTTTTTTATGTGGGCGCCACCGACAGGATTCGAACCTGTGACCCACGGCTTAGAAGGCCGTTGCTCTATCCAGCTGAGCTACGGAGGCTCATATTATTAATAATCTTCAATTTCCAAGATTCCCATAGGATGATCAACCTCAACAGTCCACCCAGCTAATTCAAAATCTGCAAGTTCTGAAATTGCGGCGACAGTTGTTTCCACAGTTGTTGATACTGTAGTGGTGCCTCTTTTATAATCATGTCGCTCTGTTAAGGCCTCGACCCATTCGTAATCTTGCCAATTTTCATCTACGACGTCTTGTACGAAATTTTCAAAATCAAATGAACCCCTCTTATAGTCCTCCAACATCCCGTTTTCTCTCATCTCCGCCAACACCTGATTATTTCCGAGTAGTGGATTTAAAATCATGTCTGTTAAGAATGCTGTAATATTTGTTTCTTTAACTGCATTTTGTTCAAAATAATCAGTTGAATGATTTACATCCACCTTTTCCTTAAATTTAAGTCTAGCAGTTGAATCGGGATCTAAATTTGAATTTCTAAGTTTTTGAAGTTTTGACATTATTTTTTTCTCCTAGTTTTTTGTGTTTCCTCTGCCATTTTTTTCAAAAGTCTAGTTCTTTCTTTTATGGCGCCAGTATCTTTACCGAGCCGGAAATCAAGCACGTCTAACTGTTGCTGGCTTGTTAAGTTTTCCCTAGCTAGCTGCCTCATTTCGGCCTCTTCCCTTCTCATTTCGCGAGTATATTTGTGACCATCGCGTCGTTTCATTTTTTCTCCTCTGTTAATGGTGGGCCCACCAGGACTCGAACCTGGGACAATCCGGGTATGAGCCGGGTGCTCTGACCAACTGAGCTATAGGCCCGAGTTATATTATTAATATATCACGACCTCAATCCGTTGTCAAGTCTTTTTTATAATAAGTTCCAAAAATTTTATCAATGACTGGCATTGTACCTGAAAAATTATGCCTTGCAGATTTTCTGTGATGTATATAATGATGATAAGAGCAAGGATTATCCTGGTTGTCATTGTGCATCCTGTGGTGTAACCACTCATAATAGAATGCGTAAGAGATGTATCCGATCGCGAAAGAAATCGAGACTAAAGATATCAGCAAGAATGCGAGTCCAAATAATAGTTTTGCCCACATTGGCAATAATAGGTGATTATTTCTTTTTTCATTATAATCATTCCTGTGGTGAGTCATATGAAGTCTTTTGATGTGGTGTAGGAGCGGCCACTTACCAAGGGGTCCATGGCCAACGAATCTGTGATTTAAATAAAATATCAAAGATGTAAAAAGAAATCCAACAATAAATAAAATTAACTCAATCAACACACTTTCCCCCATCATCAATATAATTATATGATATTTTTTATTTTTTTAAAAAATTTCTTAGTCTTACGACCCCATCATTTATTTCCACATATGTTGCGTGAGACACCCAGTCTCCAGTATTAACGTAAGTTTTAATATCTTCGTTCTCATCTATCCATATTAAAACTTCCGGGACATGAGTATGTCCGACTATTAATACATCTACATCATTATTTAAATTCATTATTTCCCACAACCTTTTAACTTTTCGTCTATTAATTTTTAAATTATTAAACCAAGCTGTGGCGTCCCAGCCAGTGAACCTTTCTAAAATATCCTGAAATACTGATATTATTTTCATCAATGCCCTATAATGGACAATGCCTTTTTCATATTTATCCCCGTGCTCAATCCTGAAATAGCGGCCGCTTTCATAGAATTCATAGGTTTCCATAAATTCAATTCCAAATAATCTTTTTCCTATAAATTTAGAAATGGCCCTATCGTGATTTCCAACAATATAAATTATTTCTTTCCCGTAATCTATACTCTTTGCTATATCCAAAGCCTTTTCGGTGAAAACTGGAATCTTAAGGAATTCAATTATATCCCCATTTAATATCAGTTGATCATAGTCGGTGGTCTTTATAAATTCTAAAAGTTCACTTTCTTTATAAAATTTTGATCCTATATGGGTATCTGATATTATCAGTCTTTTCACTTTTTTCAATTATTCCAATATATTATAAATAACCACCGTTCTTATTCCATTATATGTGTGGGGAATCTCTTTTCTCAATATCTTTGCGTAGGAGCGCTTAGTGACACTTATATCTAATATTTTTCCGCCACTATCTGAACTACATTTTATTTTTATATCAGCGTCTAATGATACCAGAGGTTGAAATTCTGAATATGCTAAGTCAATTATTTCTTTTATGTCTAATATTTCTTTCATGTCGTTGTGCAGCATTTTATTAAAAAAGATACAGGAAGTGCCAGTTAACTCGGATAGCTGGCATCCTAGCCCCTCCATAATTCGGGGAAAATAGGTAAAAAATCATACATTATTAAAAAAATCCTCCTTTATTCCCCAAGGTTCGTTAGAGACAATAAACCTATTTTTTTATAACTATTAACTTCCTGGCAAGATATCTTCTTCCTCTTTCTCAATGAAATAATCATCTATCCCGTATTTTTTTCTCAATATATGAAAAGACTGTTCTTTTAGACCAAGGAAACGCATTGCCTCTGCCTGTGTTCTAGTTGCAGAAAAGGCATATTTAAATATCGCGTCTTGGACAATATTATTTAAAGAATTCCATATTGGAATTCCGTACATACGATTTGAAATTGATCTTGTTGATAGCTCTAATTTTAAAGCAATTGTTTCTTCTAACGTTAAATTGCCGAGCATGATTTCAAATTCTTCATTAGATCTTCTTTCTTTTTTTAATTTATTACTAATACTATAATTTTTATTTTTACCATTATAATTTTTTTTACGCTTCCAGGAACTCATTAAATTTCCTAAGTATTAGTATGTTTAGAGTGTTTAGTATGTTTAGTATGTTTAGTATGTTTAGAGTGTTTAGAGTGTTTAGAGTGTTTAGAGTGTTTAGAGTGTTTAGTATTATTAATATAACAGT